AGAACGTGGATATCAAGTATAAAGTTTTTTTCTTCAACGGACTGCCAGCTAAGACAGCAGCAGTCAAGGCATGGCTTCTGTCGCCGGTGGGGTATCAGAAATTGCAGGATACCTACGACCCGGATTTCTTCCGGATGGCAGTCTGCAAGGATGCCCTTGCCTTTGATGTGACTGCTCAGAAAGCCGCTGAGATGGAGCTGGCATTTAACTGTAAGCCCCAGAGGTGGAGCGTGGACGGGCAGCGGACGATCCGGCTGGATGGCAGGTCGACCTTAAAGAACCCCTTCGCTTTTCCTGCACAGCCCATCTTCAAGGTTTACGGAGACAGCGGCGGCGAGCTGTATGTGGGGGAAGAGAAGATCACCATCCACAGCATCAAAGACTATGTGCTGCTCAACTGTGAGACGCACAATGCTTACAACGCTTCCGGCTTCTGCAATGAGACCATCCTTTCGAATGACTTCCCGGAACTGCCGGAGGGAAAGACACAGATCACATGGACAGGCGGTATCACGGCGGTGGAAGTCATTCCCCGTTGGTGGACGCTCTGAGGGGAGGTGCAGCCAGTGATCCCATGTTTATATGATTCCAGAGAAATGAAATTTGATAATAACGGCATTGGAAAGCTGGCAGATGCACAGTCTTGTACCGTGACTGAAAAACGAAACGGCAGCTATGAGCTGAAGCTCATCTGTCCGGCAGATGGCATCCATGCAGAGATGCTGGAGGAGGGAAACGTCATCCTTGCCAAACCATCCGATACGATGCAGCCGCAGCCGTTCCGAATCTACAAGATCACGACTCCGATCGATGGAAAGCTGGAAGTTCAGGCACGGCATATTTCCTATCAGCTCAACTTTATTACAGTTTCCCCGTTCTCAGTGAGTGGGTGCGCAGGAGCGGTGCAGGGGCTGAAAAGCCATGCGGCTTCCGACTGTCCGTTCTCAGTTTGGACAGATGTGGCATCCAGTGCGATGTTTACTGTGTCCGTTCCGGCATCTTTCCGTAACTGTCTGGGCGGTATGGATGGTTCGGTATTGGATACTTTTGGAGGAGAGTTCGAGTGGGACCGCTACACAGTCAAGTTTCACAGAGCCAGAGGTGCGGACCACAACGTTCATATCGTCTACGGCAAAAATCTGACGGATTTCAAGATGGAGAAATCCATCGAGAATACCATTACAGGAGTGCATCCGTACTGGGTAGACAACGAAACGCAGGCGGTTATGGAACTGCCAGAAAAAGTGGTCATGGTCAGCCGAAAATCTGTGCCGTATCAGAAGATTACGGTGCTGGACTGCACCAGTGCCTTTCAGGAAAAGCCATCGGAAGCGGCTTTGCGAGAGTATGCACAGGACTATATTGATACGACCAGCCTGACAGAGCCGGAGGTCGACATTAAAATCGACTTCATTCAGCTTTGGAATACACCCGGATATGAGGATGTTGTACAGGCAGAACAGGTCTCACTCTGTGATACGGTTCATGTGTATATCTCGAAGCTGGGCATTGAAGCCAGTTCCAAGGTTACAGAAACCGAATATGACTCGCTTTTGGAACGGTACAACAGCATCACACTGTCAAATTCCACGGTCAACAGCCGAAATTCCTCCCTGACAAGCTCCCTTAACAGTATCCGAAATACAGCAACCGCCGCATACGATACCGCAGTCCGTGTGGAAACAGCAGTGGGAGAGCAGATGGGCGGCATTTCGGCCTCCATTATCTATGATGGTGCGTTGTTTGCTGCACTGTTCGGCCTTCATTATAAAAATGAGGCGGACAGTAAGGGGAATACGACTCGGTACGCATTCAACGCAGCAACTCTGAAACAGTCAACGGTTGCGTGGAAGAATAGCCCGGCCGGATTTTTTGTTTCCACAGATGGCGGGAAGACATGGGGATATGGCTGGGAGTCAGATGATTCCGCAGTCAAAACAGCAATCCTGCTGGAGCAGACACTCAAGGAACTGGACGACCGTTACAAGAAAGCAGCCGAGCTTTCCGAGGAGTTGCTGGAGGAACTGGATGAGCGGTACAAAACAGCGACCGCTATTTCTGCAGAACTTCAGAAAACGCTCGATCAGCGGTATGAAACGGCAAAGAAGCTGTCCAAAGAACTGTATGAGGAACTGGATAGGCGGTACAGCACCCTCACGGAAATCTCAGATGATTTGCAGAAGGAACTGGATGCGAAGTATCAGCCGTATATCCCTGTGTCCGAAAGTGCGCCGGAAGATCCGGCAGAGGATTCCTTCTGGGTCGATAAGAAGAACCTTCGGTTAAAACTGTGGGACGGAGAACAGTGGCAGACGATTGGATATGAACCGGAAGAACCTGATCCAGAGCCAACGAAACCGACCACACCGACCGAGCCTGAAACCCCAGATACCGAAAAGCCGGGTAGTGAAGATAAGGATACGGAAAACAAAGAGGAAACAGATAATAAGGAGACGGATCAGGAAGGAGGGAGTTCGTAATGGTCACAGGCATTTATCAGGAAGTGGAATTGTCGCTGACGGAGAATCTGATCCCGGTGACGGTTCCGGTCAAGCAGTATGACAACAAGGCGAGAAAAGTTCGCTGTGTTTTGTATAACAACTCTGTGGAATATACCGTGCCGCAGAATTGTATTGTAGCCTGTTCCGGTACCCGTCCGGACGGTACGATCTTCCACTACACGAGTGAAACTGCGCCAGACCTTGTATTCGTTGAGAAGGGGGCAGTCCTCTTTACGATCACGACCTTCATGACGGCGCAGGCCGGACGTTTTCCGCTGGATGTTGTTATGCTCAGCACAGAAGGTGATGTCCTTGGCTCATTCTCTCTTACGTTAAAGGTGGAAAGGGCGGCCATCAATAACGGCAAGATCGCCACTTACACATTTGCAGCATTCCTGAAAGCTGTTCGGGATGGCATCCTAAATCTGTTTATAGACAAGGCAGGCTGCTTTGGCTTTGAGTCGGATGACGGTCTGGGACTGAGTGATAGATCGGAGTCCAGTTCCGTAGAAAAGCTGTGCCGTGAGATCGTGGAAGGATCGATTACGGAGGATGGCTATTTTGCATTTGAAACAAAATGCGACCTTGGGCTGATATTCACAACCGATGAAGAAGGACATCTGGTCGTGGAATATGGCGAGGATGATGTGTCAGTGTAAGGCTGACAGAAAGGGGTAATATGGCAAAATACACAGGCCGCCGGATCGTTCCCAAACATGCAGGCGAATGGGACATCCGGAAAGAATATGAAGAGCTGCAGATCGTACTGGATGCAGACAGCGGCAACAGTTTTATCTCCAATCTTCCAGTGCCGAAAGGAACGGCTCTGAGTGATGAGAAGTATTGGAGCCTGTTCAGCCTGCATAGTGAGCAGATCGCAGAGGCAGAGGAGCATCTGACCCAGACGGCCGAAGATATCCGCTCAGAGCTTTCGGAAACAGAAAACCGGATCAACAAAAATGTATCCGACACGGAAGGCCGTATCAATGAAAGTCTCTCCAGCACAGAAAGTAAGGTAAACACCAGCCTGTCCGAGACAGAAAACCGTGTGACTGCGCGTGTGGAGAATGCAAAATCGGATCTGACTGCAAAAGTCGCAGCGGCAGAGCAGCAGATGAATCAGAACGCCCAGAATGTCGCACAGACAAACAAGGCTCTGAATGCCCGGATGGACCAGATTGCAAAAGGGAGAACCTCTGACACAGAAGTCCTTGATGCAAGAGTGGATTCGGAGGGGTATACCTTTGAAAATCTTGGAGCAGCGATCCGTTCCATCTATCCGAAAGCAAAAGAAGGGCTGGATGCACTGCAGGAATCCAAGGTGGATGCAAACTATGATGCGACCGGCGAACTGACAGAAGGCATTACAGTCAACACGATCAATGGAGAAACGCAGAAGTTTGAGCATGTTCAGACGACAGCACTGATCCCGGTAGATACCGCCTGCCAGAAAGTTTACTATACTGGGCAGGTGTTCAACTGGATCGGAGTTGCAGGCTATGATGCCAATGGCACGTTTGTGGCATCCATTCTGGATTCCAGGGATACGGAACAGCCGCAGGAGTACAAAGAAAAGGAATTGGAGATCCCGGAAGGGGTATTCCAGATCCGGGCAAGCTCCTATGCGAAAGACCTGAACCTGAAAGTCTGCGGAGAGTCTGCAAAGCTGTGGAATCAGGTTCAGAGGGAGCGACAGAATCAGAAAAAGATGGCAGTCGAGATCGAAGCACTGCGAAGTGCGGATGATGCGCTGGCAAAGGAAACGATGACCAGTTTGAACCTGCCCTTTTTATATGACGGTGTCAGCAATATCTGGGAAGGCAGCAGCCCGGTACTCCAGACCTACTATGTGCCGCTGACTGTTCTGCAAAGCTCGTTTGTACAGGAAATCCAGTTCACACTCCGAACCATTGGGGAGACGACCCTGACTGCCATGCTTGAATCGGAAGAAGGCGAGGTGTTCCGCCAGACGGTAGAACTGGTGAAGGGAGACAACAAGATTGTCCTGCTCCTGCACCGATTTATAGATGAAGGAGCATACAGACTGCGTGTGCGCAGCACAGACAAGGTGCTCTATTATCCGGTGCGCCCGAATACCGGAAAAGAAATCCGCAACGATTTCTTCAGCAATGAACCGTCCGGGAATGTGGAGTATGATTACAAAAACCGTCTGATCGTCTTTATGGGCAAGATCCTGATTGGTACAGGTAAGGTGGATACGACGCTATCCTATTCCGGAATGGCTGCGGATGCCGCCGTTGTAGGACAGGCTTTCAAGGATGAGCGGGAATACACGGATACCCTGGCATCCGGCAAGCTGGATGCAGTCCATAGCCGAAACCTCCTCGACCCTTCCAGGTATCGTCCGGGATGGTTTGCCTATGTACACTCGTCCGTTATTCAGTATCATGCAGACAATCTCCGATATGGTTCCACGGATTATATCCCGGTCAGCGAGAAAGGTCTTGTGACCAAAGGCTCCGGCACGAACGGTGTAACCAGCCAGGTCGTGTTTGACAAAGCGAAGAAGGCGCTCCGTTATGTGGATGCCAATGACCAGTACACCTATCAGGAAGGCGATGCCTATGTGATGTTCTTCTATATGGCATCTTCCGGACAGAAGCTCTGCGTTGTTGAGGGAACGGAATATGTATACGAAGCATACACGGATTATAAGCCGCTGGATGATCTGAAACAGGAATTGAACTCCCTGCAGACGGAGGCGGATAACCAGAAAAAGCAGCTGACAGATCTGACGACCCGGCTGGATCAGCTGGTGGCTGTGCCGGAAAAGAAAGACCTTCGCCTTGTCCCGGCGGCTCCGGTGTATACGGTCTGCAATAACCTTTCGACCGCCAGAAATTATCATGTTTCAGTCTGGGTGGACCATCTGATCGCTGAGACAGGCTGGAAGGATAGAGTGGCTGGTTTTGGTACGGAGATGGAGGAGCGCTTTGACTTGTATTCACCGTTTACCAACACGGCAGTCAACAGCGGGGAGGATGTTCTGGAACAGACGGTAGAGAAATCGTTTGTGTCAGATGTCTATAAGACGCAGAAACTCAAATTTAAGCACCGCAGCACCTTGGCCAGTATGGGAAAGAACCAGTTCCCGAAGATCCTTGTCATCGGTGACAGTGTGACGGATGGGTATCTGGCTGGTGTTGGGAAAACAGATGCGGATCTTCCAATCCATTATTGGTCGTGGGTGCGCTACCTGTTTGATCTGGACCGCAAGGACGCGAAAGCGGCAGAAACCGAATACCGTTGTCTGATGGTCGGCATGCCGGGAACAGTGAATGGCAAGCATTACGGCTCCTCGTCCTCGTTCAAGCTGGATGGAAAGACGGTTGTGAACTATGCGATGGGTAAGGGCGGCTGGAGTGCAGAGGATCTGAACCTTGCAACTTTTGAGAGCGCATCTAATATTAACCCGTTCTACAATGAAAAGACGAAGGGCTTCTCACTGAAGGCTTGTCTGGATAAATACAGGACGTTGGCGGATAACGGCATGACCCGGCTTATCCCCGGCGAAACCGCAGGCACGGAAGTAAAAGATGCCAACGTTTATGACCTGTGCACGCCGACCCATGTGGTGATCAACTTAAACCACAACAGTTCCCTTGCAGAGTACAAAGCCAATATCCCAGATATCGTGAAAACGATCAAGCGTGAGTATCCGGATATTATAGTGATCCTCATGTCTATTGATGAGACCGGCACTTACTTCCCGGCAAAATACCCGGAGTACCGGGCTTCTGAGATCACGCTGGGCGGACTTCACAGCAAGAATGTGAGCATCTACCAGTATTTCTGCGATGAACTGCAGGATGAGGCAAACGGTGTCTATGTATGCAGTGGGCATCTGATTCAGCCTGCCGTGGAGAGTTACCCTACACTGGATTATGTGTCTGCGGATTCGGTCGGCAGACAGAGTGGCAGGGTACTGCACATGGCATACGGTCGGGGTCAGTACGGAGGCCCCAACTGGCATCCGAACAACTACGCACACTGCGCATGGGGCTATCAGCTGTATGCGTTGGTCAAGTATACACTGGCACTACAGGATATGAAGTGATGCCGGGAATATCCCGGAGAAAGGAAAAGCTATGATGAACCGTAATAATTGTCTGAAAATTCGGGGGGGGTATCGGATTATCTGACCTGTGCAGTAATCTGATCTCTTCTGTGCTGAGGGGAGGTGTGTTCTATGCCTAAGTATGTTGGCAGACGCATCGTCCCGAAGCATGGCGGCATCTGGGACAAGACAAAAGAGTACGAGGAACTGATCATCGTGCTGTGTCAGGAAACTGGTGTCAGTTATATCTCCAAGCTGCCGGTCCCGGCTGGAACGGAAATCTTCAATGAACACTACTGGGCTGTATGCAGTGAGTTTAGTGAGCAGATTAAGTTGGCAGAGGATCATCTGACTCAGACAGCAGAGGACGTTCATACGGAACTGACAGAGACAGAAAGCCGCATCAGCAAGAATGTGTCCGAAACGGAAGAAAGGGTCACCCAGAAACTCACGGATACGGTGCAGAACGTGAATGACAGCCTGAGTGATACGACCACAACGCTGGCGAAGAAGGTGACAGATGCACAGAAGCAGCTGGAGGATGGACGGACGGCCATGCAGCAGAGTGCAGCATCGCTGAATTCCAGGATGAACAGCATTGCATCTGGTAAGACTACGGACAAAGAGACCCTGGATGCGCGGGTCGATTCGGCAGGAAAGACCTATGACTCGTTTGGTGCGCACCTACGGTCCAGAGCCGACAAGTTCTATGCCAACGGTATGCCTTTTTCTTATACAGGAGCAGTCAATCTGAATACCACAGAGCATCAGCTGGAGTTTTCTGGGAACTTTATCTATCTGGGTGCGAAGGGGAATAAGCTACTTACGAAACCAGAGCCGGTTCCGTATAATCCGGATGCTCTTTTGACCTATATCTCCTATGATACAGTGGAAGGGACGCTGGTGACAGCGGACTGGTCGGATTCTCCAAAAGAGAATGATATCATCGTTTTTGTAGTGGACTGTAAATATCCGGAACGGTCTTATGGCTACTTTCCGTTCAAGGTGGATGGCAGGATGCCGTTTGGCGATCATACGCTGTCCGGCACGATGCTCCGGGATAAATCGGTGGACGGACAGAAACTCCTGGATGATACCGTTACAAAGGATAAACTCGCAGATGCCTGTGTAAGCGCGGCAAAACTTGCACGGGATGCGCTGATGTCACAGAGCCTTGAAGTTCCGTTCCAGCCCTGTGTTTTTTCCAAAGGAAAATGGGAGATCGTGGATGAAGGGTCAACCATCCATCATTTTTTGACGGAGTATGAGAGCGGATATTATGGCGGCGGCATTAAAGTTCCCCGTGCGGAGCGGTTTGATAAGCTCTATGTCGAGATGGATTACTGCAACGACCAGCTGATGCACTACTATGTGGTTGGTTCAAAGCTGGTGAACCTTGGGTCGATCGCTTCTACGGATGGAAAACCAAAGAGAATCACGCTTGAAATTCCATCCAAAAAGCTGGAAGATGCCGGGTATAAGGATGACTATATCCAGATCGTGTTCACGAAGAACAGCACCTACGATATGACCATGTCCAACGTAAAGGCACATTACTTCAATGTGAAGGGCAGCTACTTTGGGGAAGATTACAGCCTCCTTCATGAGCAGGCTGACACCAATACAAAGGAGCTTGCTGCCTTGTCGGAAAAGGTCCGTGTAAATGCGGATGCGATCAAAACAGCAGATGCGAATATGCAGAACCTTTCCAAAACGATCAGTTCCGTGTCTACGGATATGCAGGTGGTCATGAAGCAGAAATCTGCGTTCACCGGAAAGAAGATCCTGTTTTTGGGAGACAGCATCACGGCACTGAACACATCGGAGCGTGGCTGGGTAAGATACTTCAATGAGATCATCCAGCCGGAGCGGTTTGTAAACCTGTCGGTATCCAGTGCCAGATGGTGCGATTATGAGGACAGCGTTTACGATGGCAACCCGGTCTTTTCCGGACCGGATCAGAACCGCAACAATGTCATGGGCAATCAGGTGGAAAAACTCATCCGAGGCAAGGACAAGACCAGCCCTCACTACAAGGAAGTGACTGCCTACGCCGACTTTGATATGATCCTGATCGCCTGTGGTACGAATGATGGTGTTCCTTCCGGCGATATGGAAGGCTCTTTCACTTCAGAGAATGAAATGGTCGCCATCGAAGAGCTGGACCGCAGGGCGTTTGCATCAGCATTCCGGTACAGCATCGAAAAACTTCAGCAGCTGTACCCGGCGGCGAAGATTTATATCTGTACGCCGATTCAGGGCTATATCACGACCCGGAGCTATGCACAGTCCAAGGCGAAAGGCGATTATCTGAAACTTCTTGCCGGCAGGATGTCTCTGGAAGTCATTGATACTTTCTGCTGTGGTATCTGTGACATCTACGAGAAAAAGAATGCCAATGGCCGCTACCTGATTGATGGTCTGCATCCGAATGCGGCAGGCGCAAAGAAGATCGGAGTGTTCAATGCCAGTGCAGTGATTGCCAGCTATCGATAATCAAATCCCACGGCTTGTCCGTGTTTTTATATATAATCCATATCAAAGGGCAGCTTCGGCTGTCTATTTTTATTGCCCGGATACGGGCGGAAAGGACGGAATTATGCAGAATGTGATCGACAAGATTGAATGGATGTTCGCAGGCCTGGGTGGTTTCCTGGGCTGGTTCTTCGGCGGGTTTGACGGCTTCCTGTATGCACTTGTAGTGTTCGTGGTCTGTGACTACTTCACCGGAGTGCTGGCGGCAGCAATCAAGCATGAGCTTTCTTCTGAAGTTGGCTTTAAGGGTATCGCCAAGAAGGTATGTATCTTTGTGCTGGTTGGTATTGCCAATATCATTGACACACAGATCCTCCAGAATGGAGCCGCCATCCGCACCGCTGTGGTGTTCTTCTATCTGGCAAACGAGGGTCTGAGCTGTCTCGAGAATGCAGCCGTGATCGGTCTTCCGGTGCCGGAGAAGCTCAAGGAGATGCTGGCACAGCTGAAAGACGAGCGCGATCAGGACAAAATCGACAAGCAGTAATCAACCGGGAGGGGCGATAAGCCTCTCCCACATTTTATTTAGGAGGAACGGACCATGAGTATGAAAGAATATCCCGCAAAGCTGACGACCGGCTATTACCGTGTGCGTGAGGACTGGGAGGATGAAGCATCCCAGCTTGGCGCATACCGTCTGCTGGCGAATGCAAAGACCAAGTGCGATGAGAATCCCGGCAGCCGTGTGTTTGACAATGACGGCAATGTGATCTACCCGGAGGAGGCTGTGCCGGTGACAGGTGCAGAAGAAGCGGAGGAAAAGCCGGTTATGGACGAGCCGGAAGGGAAAGCACCGGAAGAGGAATCTTCGGAAGAGAAGGACACCCCTGTGACGGATGAGCAGAAAGAGGAAGCCGGAAAGGAAGAGTATCCGACTGCAGAGGAACTCCCGGCAGCGATCGCCTATGGCAAGCTCAAGACTCTTATGAATATCCGGGAAATGCCGGATACCAGTGCAGAGGTTGTGACCATCTATAAGAAGAATACGCTGATCGAGATCGTGGAGTTCTGTGCGGGCTGGCTGAAGATCAAATGCCCGGAAGCAGCAAGTGGTCTGGCTTATGTTCTGAACAGTGCAGACACCTACGCATTTACAGCAAGCAAAATCTATAAGGTGGTTCCTGGGGACAACCTCTGGAAGATCGCAGAGAAGGAACTGGGGGATGGAAGCCGTTGTGCCGATATCCGCGCACTGAACGGTCTGACTTCCAATGCCATCCGGGTCGGTATGAAGCTGCTGATCCCGTAAACGGTGCATTTCGACGCTTTTTTAGGACTTCAATTCCCAACAGCATAACTGTATACTAGGGCTGAGGTGATGAAAATGAACGAAGTGCTCATGGCAGAAGATGTGTTAAGACCGTATGGCATCACATTGTATTACAAGGGCTGCGAATATCTGAGGGATGCAATCATCCTGCACTGGCATCAGCCGAACCTGATACCAGGCCAGCTCATACAGCTTGTTGCAAATCAAAAAGGGGCTAAGAAGAGTAGTGTCCTCGGCACCATTTCTACGATCGCAAACGTAGCGTGGAAAGTCAATGGGACAGGCGGCGAAAAACCGATGTCTGCCATGAAGTTCGTCTGTAGGATGCTAGAAGAAGCGGATGGGATTATAAAATAACAAAATAACCACAGCACGAGACTCGGAGTGATCCGGGTCTCGATTTTTTTAGGAGGAATCGATATGGGATACACCAATAGTCCACTCGTTGTTTACACCAAACTCTCCCCGAACCATTCCGGACAGAGAACACACAGCATTGATCGCATCACGCCGCATTGCGTGGTAGGCCAGCTTTCTGCAGAGAGCATTTGCGGATGTTTTACCAGTCCGACCCGTCAGGCCAGCTGTAACTATGGCATTGGCACGGACGGCCGTGTTTCTCTGTGCGTGGAGGAGAAGAACCGCAGCTGGTGCTCGTCCAGCAATTCCAATGACCAGAGAGCAGTCACCATCGAATGTGCCAGCGACATGAATGAGCCGTATGCGATGAACAGCGCCGTATATAACTCGCTCGTTAAGCTCTGCATCGATATCTGCAAACGTAACGGCAAGAAGAAGCTCCTATGGCTGGGCGACAAGAATAAAACCCTCAACTACGCTCCGGCAGCAGACGAGATGATCCTGACTGTTCATCGCTGGTTTGCCAACAAAAGCTGTCCCGGAAACTGGCTGTACGCCCGTCTGGGTGATCTGGCAGCAAGGGTGACGGCGGCACTTGGCGGTTCATCTTCATCCGGCCTGCAGGCATCTTCCCTTAAGAACCTGTCTGAAGCCGAGGCAGTGGCAGAGATCGGTCCATTGTTTACAGAAAACCAGAAGCAGTCCGGCATCCTTGCCTGTGTGTCGATGGCGCAGTTTATTCTGGAGTCCGGCTACGGTAAGAGTGAATTGGCACAGAATGCTAATAACTGCTTTGGCATGAAGACCTCGCTTTCCGGGAACAGCTGGAGCGGCAGCAGTTGGGATGGCAAGTCGGTCTATACCAAGAAAACGCAGGAGCAGAATGCCGATGGCAGCTATGTCACGATCACCGCTGATTTCCGAAAGTACGCCTGTGTGGAGGACTCCATTGCCGACCATGCGGCATATCTGCTCGGTGCGATGAATGGCAGCAGGAAACGTTATGAAGGTCTGGCAGGATGCACGGATTACAAGAAGGCTGTGCAGATCATCAAGGATGGCGGCTATGCCACCAGCCACACCTATGTGCAGAATCTCTGCAATATCATCGAACGCTGGAACCTGACACAGTATAATGCTGCAACCCAGAACCATGAAAGTATCATCTCTGGCTGGTATCGTGTGCGTAAGAGCTGGCAGAATGCAGCTTCCCAGAAAGGGGCGTTCCATGATCTGTCCTATGCGAAGCAGTGTGCGGATGCGAATCCGGGGTATACGGTTTTTGACCCGACCGGAAAGGCGGTCTATCCTGTGAATCAGACTGCATCTGTGCCGTATGCGGTTCGAGTGTCCATCAATGACCTCAATATCCGTAAAGGACCAGGCACAAACTACGGCAAGACCGGTTATTACACCGGAAGGGGCGTGTTCACCATCGTGGCAGAATCTGCTGGTGCTGGTTCTGTGAAAGGCTGGGGCAAGCTGAAATCCGGTGCAGGCTGGATTGCACTCGACTTCGCAGCGCGTATCTGACCTTCATGGGCTTTCCTGAAAAGGAGAGCCTTTTTACATACAACGCAATCGTCAGTTTTGCCCGATTATATGGGTGGATATTCTACGATTTATAGTTCGGATATCACTTGCTATAAGTGCCGGATAGAGCAAATATGTCACTACCCGAAGATAGGAAAAGACGGTGGCATTACCACACGTTTTCCTTTCGGAAGGAAAATCTGACGAAAGGAGAGGACGATATGGATTCAAATGCTTTTCTGAATGATCTTATGTCAAAGATGAAGCTGCCGGAAGCAAAAGGTAAGAAAAAGGCAGAACAGAGTGAATCGGTGGCGCAGATCCTTGCCGCCATGCAAAAAGTCAGGGCTGAGAAAAAGAAGCCGCCCGTAACCAGCTATGCACCAGTAAAAGAAATGCCGGTGAATGAGCCGGAGAGTATGGAAGACTTCTCCCAGCTCGCATCCGATGTGATGCAGGAATGCCGGCCGGCAATGCCGACGGTGCCAGCAGTAAGCCAAGAGAAGGCTGTTCGGGTCGCCGCATATATCCGTGTTTCCTCCACCAATCCGGCACAGGAAGATTCGTATGAAATGCAGGAACGCTACTTTATGTCACTCCTGGCAGGAAATGCGGGATGGACATCTGCCGGCATTTATTCCGATCATGGCATTTCCGCAACAAGCAGGGAAGGACGGACAGGATTCAACCGTTTGCTCCGGCACTGCAAGCAGGGGAAGATTGACCGAGTGATCTGTAAGTCCATCAGCCGTTTTGCCCGAAACACGCAGGACTTTCTTGTGGCATTACGGACCTTAAAGGAAAACAATGTCACGATTCTGTTTGAGCGGGAAGCGATGGATACAGCGGATGCTTACAGCGAGTTCATACTTACTACGCTGGCCGCCATTGCCCAGGAAGAGAGCCGTTCGATTTCAGCAAACATTGCATGGAGCAATCAGAAACGGTTTCCGGCCGGAAATGTCTGCAACAAGGATATCTACGGTTACGAATTCCGCAAAGGGGAGTACCTGGTGAACGAGAACGGATACCGATACCGGGCGGTGTTCATCATCCCGGAAGAAGCAGAGATTGTTCGGATGGTGTTCCGGCTTTTTACAAAAGAAGAGCTGGGCTTCACACAGATCGCCCAGAAGCTGGATGCCCTGCATATCCCGCCGCCGAACAGCGGATGCAGACAGCGGCAAAAGCGGAAGCCGACTGTGCTGCCAGCTGGCGCACTAAAAGAAGAAGATAAGCGGGGGTGGACGGCAACGGATGTTCGGTACATGATCGCAAATGTTCGTTACTGCGGTTCCGTACTTTGTCAGAAGACCTACACCGATCACAGGAATGGGCATAAACAGAAGGTCAATAAGGGGGAAAAGCCGAAATACCTGATACGAAATCATCATCCGGCTATCATTTCGGAAGAATTGTGGCAGGAAGCACAGGAAGTCTGGAAGGCATACACGGCAAAGTATAGGGGCATCGAAAAGGGAAGAAACGAAAGAAACTATTCCAAGCTCCTGCTGTGTGGAGAATGCGGACGGTATTTTCAAGGCCATTCCACAACAAGGACAACCATCTGGCGGTGTGCGACGAAGCTCGCCCAGCAGGGACAGAAGCGCTGCCGAATGGAACCGATTTATGAAGAGCAGATCCAGACGCTGCTTTGCAAAGCATTTGCCGAAAAATTCAAGCTGGGTGAGAAGATGGATGCAGAAGTCCATGAGGTCATGCAGATGATCTCCAAAGCACCCATTGATAATGCGAGAAATCAGGCATTAAAGAACCTGACTGAGAAGCTGAGAGAGATCCATGATTTCGACCATATGGAGCAGGAAGGTGATTTTCTGAAACGCCAGCTGTCTGCAGTGAACTATAGCATTCGGAATGTCCACCAGCACATTCGGGATATTCAGGCGGAAAAAGAAGCATTGAAAGTGCGATGTGAGGTGCTGGGAGAACCGAGAGATAAAGAAGCAGTCACAGAGTTAGAAAACCGACTTCTCAATGAAGAAGAACAGCTGGAGAAGCTGGAACATGAAGCCCAGCAACAGGCCGAACAGGTTCGGTACATGGAAGATTACTGGAAGAAGCTGGAGCAGACCCATGAAATCCGGGAGAAAACGCTGCAATGGCTGGATTCTCTGGCGGGAGGGACGCAGATGTTTCTGGATGAAGCAGTTGGAACGTATGTGAAAGCCTTTGTGCTTTCCGTTACCATTTTTTCACCGAAACATTTTAGAATCCACTGGTTTGATGACACCTGTACGGAAGTGGAGTGTGACAGCGTATTTGAGGGCTATCAGCAGCCTGGCATGATAAGGAGGAAGTATTGATGAACAGACAAATGACACAAGGGACGGTTGCAAACAATGTGCAGGTGATTCCGGCAACGAAGCGGAGAGTGTCTGCCGGCGGTCAGCTGAAAAAGGCAAAGGACATTCGGGTTGCCGCTTACGGCCGTGTTTCAACCGATGAGCTTGCCCAGCAGACTTCGTATGAGGGGCAGAAAAGCTATTACACGAAGCTGATCAATGAAAAAGAAGGCTGGACTTTTGCCGGAATGTATGCAGATGAAGCAATCTCCGGCACCAACCGTAACCACCGCACCGAGTTTAATCAGATGATGCAGGATGCGCTGGACGGGAAGATCGATTACATCATTACAAAGTCCATTTCCCGATTTGCACGAAATACGGTCGATACGCTGAACTGCGTGAGACAGCTTCGGCAGTGTGACCCGCCAATCGGTGTATACTTCGAAAAGGAGAACATTGACACGCTGGATGCGTCTGGCGAACTGCTCCTGACCATCCTTTCAGCATTGGCACAGGAAGAGAGCAATTCGATCTCCAAGAATATCAGCTGGAGTATTCAAAAGCGGTTTCAGGAAGGGATTGCCTTTGGAAATCCACGGTCGGTCTACGGTTATACAGACGGTGAGACGAATAAGGACTGGGTCATTGTAGAAGAACAGGCCAAGGTGGTGCGGTTCATCTTCGATGAGTTCCTTCTGGGAAAATCTTCTTACAAAATCAGCAATGAACTGAATGAAAAGGGAATCCCTTCATCCAAAGGGATAAAATGGCAAAGCGAAAGTGTGGATTTTATCCTCCGGAATGAAAAATATGTTGGTGACTGCGAAATGCAGAAAACGGTTACCGTCGATTTCCTGAGCCACAAGACGATTCCAAACAATGGAGAAGCTCCGAAATTTTATGTGACGGACCACCATGTCCCGATTATCAATCGCGCGGTATGGATGCGGGCACAGGAAATCCTGGCACACAGAAAGAAAAACCGAACGAAAAAGAAGGATGAAAAGCGGGAAAAACGAGTGGGCAAGGATGTCTTTGATAACCTGGTATGCGGAAAATGCGGAGCCCCCTTTTACCGCAGAACCCTGCAGGCAAGAGCCACGCACTTCGAGGATGACAGGTGCCTGGATGCCTGCCGCAGTGAGCTGTTGGCACAGGGGAGTTCGCCGGATGACTACTATGAACGGTATTATTACACCTATCCCGTTTGGCGGTGCTCAAGTCTAAAAGATACCTCACCGACCAACGATGGGCCATTTATGGGAAAAGCAGACCCGGATGTTGCCTGGCATCCGATTTATATTGGCGAAGGAGATGCAAAGTGCCCTTCCCATTTTGTATACGAGACGGCGGTCAAGCAGAGCTTCATGGAAATGTTGTACGCCATCAAGCGCGACCATGAAGAAAACGGGGAGAACGCATGGATCGATTCGGAATTCCGGATGATCTACCAGAAGGTGCAGGAGCACGTCGCAGAACGGGATTCTTCCAGAAAAACAGAACTGGATGAGCAGATTCTGCAGCTGGAGGAAAAAATGGCTCAGATGCAGGGCCGGCTGAAAGAAGCGGTAGAACGTGGCCGCCAGAAAGCCAGCCCGGAGATTGATACCTACGAAAGACTGGTGGATGATCTGCGGGAGCGTTTGAATGAGAAAATGGACGAACGGCAGCAACTCAGCCAGGAAGAACAGCTTCTTTCGGAGATGAAGCACAACTACGACTTTTTCATCCGCTGCCTGGAAGCCCTGCCCGAAATCAACAAGGCCGGCATGAAGCTGAATGTCAATGGTCTGGATACAGATGGAAGCTGCCTGCGTGACTTTGGCGGCAAGGCACGAAGCAAAATCCTGAGTGATATCCGGCGTGGAAAAAGAAAGATGGGTGCAGACCGGGTGGAACAGGCTCCGGATTTCCTGGAATTTGAAAAGGGCGTTTACTTCGCATTCATCAAGGAAGGAATCGTTGACGGTGATGTGATCACCTACACGACGAATTTTGGAGTCAAGCTGACCAGCACCGGCAACAGCCGGACGCTGATGGCTTTCATCGGATTCCGCAGATGCAATCCGAATAAAACGGTCGAGGTGCTGATGGACGGCTGGCAGGTCAACGGACTCTGCATTCGGTACCATAGAGAAAAGAGAAAGGAAAAAACGGCACACACGCTGATGATCCGGAAACGGAAAGCACAAGAACGAGCATTGCTGGAGCAGGAAGCGTGATTTTGGGAACCCCACTGGATGAGACACTTTGTCTTGTCTGGTGGGGATTTTTTTGTTTTTGGAGGATTTTTTTTCCGAACCCATTGCTATGTGCAAAATTCTGCTATATGTTGAGAGTATAGAAATACACATAGCAGGAGAGAACGACATGAAGAGATTAGCATGGCTTTCAGTAGAAGATTATGCAGCGACCCAGATGGAGCTGGTGGTCGTGAGTGCAATGAAAGGGTATCTGCGGCGGATGCCGGAGAAAGAAGCATTTAAAAAAGTAGAGGCTATCCTTGACCCGAAGGTAATCCGGTTGGCCGGTGATGATGGCGCACCGATGCCGATACAAAGCAATGTTGACGGAGCAAAGTTCGCGGCGTTCATCGATGCGGCCGTGGCAGACAGCATCAGGGAGCTGGAGAAGAGAGAAGATGACTTGTCAAAAGCTGGTGTGACCATGCTGGAGAATGTGGATGGCAAGAGCATAGTGGAGCAGATGAGTCCCCAGTTTTTGGAATTCGTGCTGGATGCGTATCGGGGTTTGAAATACACACGATGACCAACAAAAATTGCTGGAAAGTTCACAGATGACTGCTTGATAAAAGGGCATCTTTATGGTAACATGAAAATACAATAGGAGTATTGTACACTCTCGTTGAAAACACTTTGAGGAGGTGGCGCCGATGGCTGAGACACTGGAGGAACGAAAGAAAAGACATCACCAAGAAGATCTTCAGCGTTTACGTGGCTTTAGACCGATTGATGATACTTTTATGCGTTGCCTTTTTAGAAATAACGTTCCATTAGCAGAAATGGTGCTGCGCATTATAACAGGGAAGAATGATTTACAGTTGGTTTCTTGTGAAACCCAGGCTGATTTAAAACGTGTAACAGGTGCGAAATCTATTCTTTTGGATGCTTATGGTACGGATTCAATGGGGAAAAAGTACGATATAGAAGTTCAAAGAGCAGATATTGGAGCAGACCCACACCGTGCTAGATATCACTCCAGCATGATGGACATTGAGAACCTTGATGCGGGAGAGGATTTTAGTAGCTTACCAGATACTTATGTAATCTTTATAACAGAAAACGATTATTTTGGAGAAAACCAGCCATTATATCCTGTACAGAATATAATTACCACAACTGGAAAACCATTTAATGATGGAACGCATATTATATATGTGAATGGCGAGTATCGTGGGGATTCTGATGTTGGTAAATTGATGCATGATTTTAACTGTACCCAGGCTAATGATATGATTTTTCCATTAATGGCTGAGAAAACCAGATATCTTAAAGAAAACCCGAAAGGAGTGAGCGAAGTGTGCAAGCAGATGGAAGATTTAAGAAATGAGAGTATTCTTGAAGGCAAGATTCTTACACTGATTGACTTGGTTCAGGATGGAACTCTTGATATTGAGATAGCGGCAGCAAAAGCAAATATGACGGTGGATGAGTTCAAAGAAACAATGGGTAAAGCCCCATTAAAGGCGGTATAAGAAAGTAAACATATCCAGCCCACTGGCGTACCGTGTAAATCCTACATGGTACGCTGGTGGGCTTCTTTTTTTGCCTCATCCCGCATGAACCACAGACAGCACCCCGGCATGCTCCGAAGTGCAGTTGTGGCTTATGCGGGTTTTTGTGTTATGTGGTCAACGGGTTACAAAATCATACTCCCAATCCGTATAAAATCGCTTTCAGTTCCTTTACCATTCGGGTAAGAATCTCCTGCTCAAGTGTGTTGCAGTCCAAAAGCAGACGGTGAATCTCGGAATCGGCAGTGGAAGCCGAGTGTGTCAGACTGTCTACGAGAAGGTCGTCTGCTGATATGCCGAGAAGGTTGGCGATATCAACCAGTGCTTCCAGACTGGGACGGCTAGTGGCAGCCTCTATCTGACTAATGTGTTTGCGGGACATATTCAGTTTTTCACAAAACTGTTCCTGTGTAAATCCAGATGCATTGCGAAAATTACTGATACGTTTTCCTAATGCAGAATAATCTAATGCCATGTGTGGTCCTCCTTATGTTTACCCGCATAAGGCTGTCACAATTATCCCGTAGAGAAAAATACATAGCAACTGGTTATAGAAGAGTTTAAGACCGCAAAATCTCACACCCCTATCTGCTGTGTGGTCTTAGGCTATTTTGCCACCTATCAGGTGGCAAAAATGATAATGTGCCACCCAACAGGTGGCAGTCAAATCGTCATGCAATCCTTATAATATAAATGTAGAAAAGACTGCACATGGAAAGGAACGATGATGACGAGCAAAGGAGAAAAAGGGATTCTTACATTATATAGTGATGTACAGGCGACTTCTGTTCGTTGGCTGTGGTATCCGTTCATAGCAGTTGGGAAGATCACATTGCTGCAAGGCGACCCCGGCGATGGTAAGTCCACAATGATGATGAATCTGATAGCAGAGTTATCTAAAGGCGGAAAGCTGCCGGATGGCAAAGCAGTTGGATTATCGCAGAGGGTCATTTACCAGTGTTCAGAAGATGGTGTGTCAGATACCATCAAGCCCCGGCTGGAAAAGTGTGGGGCAGATTGTGGGAATGTGGCTTTTATAAATGAAGAAACATACAGTGGCCTGACACTGGATGATGAACGCATCCGGCAGGCTATTATAGAATTTCGGCCGAAATTGGTAGTCATCGACCCGATACAGGCTTATCTCGGAAGTGATTCTGACCTTCAGATTGCAGGCAGAGCCAGAAAGCTGATGCAGCGTCTTGGTATGTGGGCATCTGTATATGATTGCGCCATTGTGCTGATCGGTCACCTCAATAAAAAAGAGGGAACAAAAGGCCTGTATCGGAGCCTTGGCAGTATTGATGTGGTGGCGGCTGCCCGGAGTGTCCTGCAGGTGGAGCGAGATCCAAAGAACACAGATGTCCGTATCGTCCGGCAGATAAAAAACAGTCTGGCTCCGTCAGATGGAGAAATCAAATTTTCGATAACAGCGGAGCAGGGCTTCCAATGGCTGGAATGTGAAATAGTACAGGACCCGGCAGCAGAGCCGGAAACACCAGTATTTGAATCAAAGTCTGAAAAAGCAGCCTACCTGATTAAGAAGCTGCTTTCAGAAGATGATATGAGATCCAGAGAAATCTATATGCGGTTGAGCGATGAAGGTATTAGCCGTAGAACAGCAGAAAACACAAAGAAAGAACTCGGCATCCGAAGTTATCGGAAGATGCGCCAGTGGTATTGGAGCATAAAACCGGGGAAATGAGAGGAACTATAGAATGAGCAGTGGAACAGAAGCGATAGATCGTAAGCAGAGAATTAGAGACCGATATAGAGGCGTGGATACTTCCGAACTGGAGGTTATCCCGGCCAAAATTGTGGAGGGGCTTGGAGAAAGCACCTCTATTCGTCGTGTCGCTGCCTATGTACGTGTTTCCACTGACAATGATGAACAGACCTCCTCGTATGAGCTTCAGAAAAATTATTATACGGACTACATTAAGGCCCAACCCGGCTGGGAGTTTGTTGGCATTTATGATGATGAAGGAATCAGCGGCACTTCGCTGGCACACCGCAAAGGAATGCAGCAGCTGATCGAGGATTGTAAGGCGGGAAAGATTGACCTGATTCTTACAAAGTCCATCGCCCGTTTTGCCAGAAATATCGTTGACTGCCTTTCTGTTATCGAAACGCTGAAGAATCTTGACCCACCCGTAGGGGTAAAATTTGAAGCGGATAATATCTACACCCTGGACAGTAACGGACGCATGATTCTGACGATTCTGGCATCCGTGGCAGAGGAAGAATCCCATTCCAAATCAATTATCATGAACTGGTCCATTGATCGCCGGTTCAGCCGTGGACTTTTCCTTACGCCGGCGTTGCTTGGATATGACCAGGATGAGGATGGCAACCTTGTGGTGAATCAGGATGAGGCTCAGACAGTAAAGGTCATTTATTACCTGTACCTGAATGGATTTTCGCTAAAGGATATTGCGGAACTTCTGACAGATTACGAGCGGAAGACGAAGCTGGGAAACACGGAATGGAATCCGGGCACGATTGCCGGAATCATTGCAAATGAACGCCATTGTGGGGATGTGCTGGCGAGAAAGACTTTCACACCAAACTTCCTTACGCACAAGGCAAAGAAGAACAACAATGATCGAACGCAGTACCGTCAGCGGGACCATCACGAGGCGATTGTTTCCAGAGATGTTTTCAATGCGGCCAATCATCTGCGCGCATCCCGGACGTATAAAAAGAAAAATCATCCGTTGCCAGTTTTGAGTGTGGTAGATGATGGCATCCTTCGCGGATATGTGCCTTTTGATAAGGATTGGACAGGTTTCTCGGCAGAGGAATACCGGGAAGCATCCGAAAGCGTCATGCGGGAAAAACAGTCCAACACGGTAGAAGTAAGGAATCGTCTGGATCTTACTGGCTATGAAGTAGTCCGGGCACAGTATTTTGCAACCTTGCAGAATCCGGCGATGACAATTTCAAACGGAAGGCTGCGTTTTAATGCTGCCTGTCTGAAAAAGTTTGATGATGTGGAGTATGTAGAATTGCTTCTGAATTCAGTTGACAGATGTATTGCCATTCGGCCGTGCGAAAAGAGCAATCCGAATGCAATCCGCTGGGGCAGATTGAAAGAAGGACGCTGGTGTGCAAATACCCTTGGGTGCCGAGGACTGGCAAAGGCTCTTTTTGACATTATGGAGTGGGACGAAGATTTGAAATACCGCTTCCGTGGTCAGCTTGTGGAGCAGGGAGGCGATAAGCTGATGCTCTTTGAACTCGATCAGCCGGAGATGATCAAGGTGGAGGAAATCGTCCTGCCACCTAAGGAGGAAGAATCGGAAGGCGAAACAGTTAAAAAGACGATTTATATTTTCCCACCGGAATGGGCGGGGACTTTTGGCCAGCCAATCACGAGCGTCGCACAGATTGGTATTTTGCAGCAGGAGCATTATGCCGGCAATTGGGATGTACTTCGGCCGGCATCAGAAATTAAGGAAATGAACATTTTTACCGCAGATGGTCTAAATACACTGCTCCATGAAGCGGAAGAAATAATGGAAGGATGGATTGACATAGATGGAGGAAAACAAAACGTTAATGCCGCCGAAGGAGCAGGCATTGGAGACTGAAAGAGATGCAAAGGCTGAAGAACTGGAGAGCACTTTTTCATATGATGGATATCAAGTGGTGCGAAAAGAACTGTTCGCTCACCTCCGGGACCCAGCAATTGTGATTCGAAAAGACAGCATCACATTCAACACAGCCTGTATCAGTGGGCTGGAAGATGTGGTTTATGTACACGTCATGTTCAACAGTGACTTGAAGCGTATCGTTGTACGTGGTTGTGATGAAAATGATAAGGACGCTTTGCGCTGGTGTATTGCGAAGCCGGACAAGCGGAAGAGCAGAAAAATGTCCTGTAAGCCTTTTTCAGAATTGGTTTATAACGAGATGGGCTGGGATAGTGACTGCCGCTATAAGATATTGGGGTATCGAATTAACTTTGAAGGAGAGACCTTGTATGTTTTTGACCTTCTCGTGCCAGAAATTTTCCACGAAAGTCAGAAACGGAAGAAAGGGGAAAGTGCGCCACAATCAGAGGAAACAAAGCCTGTGAATACCAGGAAGGGATTTTACCCAGATGATATTGCGGGTACTTTTGGCGTGCCTGTAGAAGAACACCTGAAAGAATCAGAGGTGAAGCAAATAGATGGATATGTGTCGATGGGCATCCTGACGGGGACGGCTCCCGGTGCTAGTGCGGATTAGAATGATGAAAAGAAACCAAGGGGGAAGTGCACCCATTTTTAGGAGGAGGTGAGTAGATTGCAGGAACAGAAAATATGGCACGCCGGTGTTCTCGGTATGACATTAAACGAGGATGAAGGACGAATCACCATTTTTCGCAGTACGCTTGAAGCGCTTGGCTGGCCATCGCATTATCGGTTTCTATACAATCCTCAGATGAATCAGATCGCCGTACAGGTATGCAGTGCCACGGATGCGGGAGCTCATCGGGTGGGTAAACTGAACGAGTTCAGCAGCTGTGAGATCAAGTGCGTGGCCTTCGTGCGAATGGTTTATAAAAATGCCCAATGGGATAAGCGCAGATCTTACCGCATGATTGGAAATCTGTTCCCGGAGCAGAGGTTGGTCAGCTTTCAAATTCAAGAAGCACTGCCGATTGAAAATGGGAGAGTGCTGGACGGAACAGTAAGCCCCACGTTTGCCCTGTGTCGGGCAGAAGGCGCTCCATCGCAAAACAATCCCACCCCGGAAGAAAAAGCCGACAGTGGGGAAATGTGAGGGGCGTGTGGCGAAGCAAAGGAAGAGCCCGGCACTGAAAAATAGAATATCCGAAATTAAAGAAGCCCACTTGGTCACCATCCGGCTTGCTTAAAGCGTAGCAGGCAGGAACGGGAACCAGGTGGGCTTTTTTCAACAATCAAATAAGTGAGCTTTTTGCACCGATATTTAGGTCATCAATTTTCGAGTTGATGGCCTATTTTTTGCGCCTGAAAACATAGAAACACTATATGTAGTAGCTAATGATTATTTTATACCGATATATTGTATTTTGCCGAAGAAATGCGTAGTAAAGGAAATTTCTGCACCGAAACGGCGGATCAGAAACGTATATTTGATAGCTATTATGTTTTGCCACAGAGACCGGATTTGGCGGCACTATTTTGCTGGCAAGCAATCAATCATTCATATTATGTTCAGCAGTTGAGTGATAACAGCGTAGGATTTTGCTTAGATACTAAAGATGTTGAATTTGTTCGTGGTGCAATTTTAGCAAATTGGAATAATAAATATAAAGCAATTCTAGAGCCTTTTTTGGAAGGGCTGCCGGACAAAACATTTCACTATGTGGCCTCGTATATGCTTAAAGGATATGCGATGGAAAAGAATGGAATGAACAGTCAAGGTGAGTTATCTGATATGGCACTGAATGAAGTTGGAAAAAATGTTAACTTAATGTTGTGATTTAAATGCATTGCCCTCACCATCCCACAGTGCTATACTTAAACCATTAAAAAGGAAAGAGGTTATCACATATGCCCAGAACGAAAGGCAGCAAAAACCGTCCTAAAACCAATATCACCAAAGACTACGCAACCCAAATTGCAGAAAAGCAAGAGACTATTGCGTCTCTGAATGCTGAGATCGCATCCATCACCGCAAACATTGACACTTTGAAGGCTGACCTGAAAGAGAAGAAGACTGCTCTGAAGAAGGCCGAAAAAGAAGTGGCATCCCTGGAAGCGAAGAAGGCAAAGGAAGATGCTAAGGCCGCAGAGGAAGCAAAGAAAGCAGAGGCGGAATCCGTCCTGAAGAAATTGCTTGCCGGTGGCATGAGTGCCGATGAGATCCTCGCTAAGCTGAAATAACCAAGAAAACCGAGAAAAAAATAAATGCCGTGTGGACAAACTGAACTCCAGGAGTACGCTCGGTATTTTTTGAAGGTTGATATATAGTTTGTGACGAAAATAAAAATTGAATAGAAATAAAAGAAATGGAGCGTGAGAAAAATGAACTTATCTAAAATACACCACATCGCGATCATCGTATCCGACTACGAAGCGGCTAAGGATTTCTATGTGAACAAGCTGGGCTTCTCTGCCATCAGAGAAAACTATCGCCCGGAGCGTAAGGACTGGAAGCTGGATCTGCGTGTCAATGAGCATACTGAGCTAGAAATCTTCGCAGAGGAAAACCCGCCGAAGCGTGTGAACCGCCCGGAAGCCTGCGGGCTGCGTCATCTTGCATTCTGCGTAGACAGTGTAGAGCAGACAGTGAAGGAACTGGCAGAGATTGGGATTGAATGTGAGCCGATTCGGGTAGACGATTATACCGGCAAGAAGATGACTTTCTTCCATGACCCGGACGGACTACCACTGGAACTGCATGAGTAAAATGAAGAAAACAAGAAAACCAGGCGGTGGTCGGAAGAAGCTGAAGCCGGAGTACGATGCCGGGAAAAATCTGAAAGAGCAGATGGAAAGTGCTGTAGCACTTTATAATTCTGAGATGTCCTTGCAGGCCATTGGCGAAGAACTGGGATTAAATCCAATTAAAGTAAGAAAGCTGCTCATCACAGCTGGTGTGTATGAATCAGAAGTGGCGGAGAAGGTGCAAGCTACCTTTCAAGAATATCGAGAAAC